TCATATTTGCCAGTGATAGAATAAACCGCTAATATTTTTTTATTTTGCTTAAAGATCCTCACATCTATACCTTTGTTGGATGCTGTAAATAGGTTTTTACTTGATAGTGGCGCTTTGCTAAATAGTAGCTCAGAGAATAACCCAGGCAGCTGGCCAGACCTGTCTGCTATTTTTTTATCATGGAATGCGTTAATACCTTTTTTTGATTTTCTGTTAGCTCCTGGTGTGTCTTTAAATTGTGGCTTTTTTCCACTTTCTATAATTGAGCCTTTTGCATCTAGAAATCCGTCTCTTTGGATTATTTGCTGCGCCAGGTTGATAATCTCAGAGTGTGCCCCTCCAATTGAATTGTCAATCGCTTGTATGTCCTTCTCTATCTTTTTTAGAGATGGCTTCATGTTCACAAAATGAAATCCGCTTTTCTTTTTTCGGGGCATCGTTCTAATCTTCTTTTTTAGGTCTGCCTCGACCTCGTTTTGATTCCTCAGATATAATAGGCTGCTTTTTTGCACATTTCCACTGACGTAAATACTGAGTGAAAATTCTAGTTTTTACAAATTGAGTATTATTCTCAATCGTTAAATCTTTAGCAATCTTTGAGAGATCTTCATAAATTCCCGATTGAATTGGCTCGCTTGTGCCATCTTCTTTTATTCCGATTAATACTGATATTTTCATTTATTAGTTCCTTTATGATAACAAAGGCCACCACATTGGGCGGCCCTTGTCATTTGCTCATGAAATATTATTGTTATGCTGATTTGATACGAGTTAGGCGAGTTTCATCCATAACTGCGGCGCCGATAACATTCTCAACTGATCCCCAAACAATCCCAGTAGCTGGGTCGGTATGCTTGCGGAATTGCATAGCTAAACCATTAGGCCCTTGGATCGTTTCGATTATTGAGTTACGGCTTGCAGATTCTTCATCCTGGATAGCTGGGAGTGCTGTACCAACTGCGATAGCTGCCTGGTCGGTAATGAAGCCAACTAGATTTTCACCTGTTGCACCTGTTGAAGCTGCTAGAGTGTTTGAACTCATTGTCTCAAAATCATAGAGTCTACGAACTACTGCATCGCGCAAAGTCTCGTCTGTGTTAGCTTTGTCAAACTCTGCTAGATTTGGATCTTTTAAGAGTGCCGCATAATAGGGGTTTGTTAGGATCATTGATTTCTGATCGCCAAATTCCCCGTCTTGTGATAATTGCCAAAGATCGGCCACTGCTTCATGATCAAAAGTAGAGGCTGCGCCTGCTGTGTAATCATTTGCATAAGCTGCTGCCAAAATCAAGTTGTACACATAGGTGTTATTCTTTTTAGCAACTGCAACTGTGGCTGCATCCATCATTTTAACCATGTCAAAACGAGTGGTTTGAGCTTTGATCTTAAAGGTTGATTTGTGATGCTTTTCCATGGGGATAGTTTTGTAAACTAAGCCACCACCATCTTCGGTCTCGTAGTTATTTGTGTCTGCATTAAAATCAGAGGCCACATTGGTCTGATAAATGCCAACTTTAACGCCATCACCTTCTTCGATGTCTACTCTATTAGTAGTCGCTTGAAGTGAGAAAGACTCTAGCTCCACGAACTCGGGACGTTTTGAGTCAATAGACTCCTGGGCAATTTCTAAAATGTCTGAATCTACAATAGCCATTTTATACTCCTATTTCTTTAATTTGTTAATTTCACGTCTAAGACCTATGCGCTTCTGCTCATTTGTCTCATTTTTTAATTGTAATCTTAATGATTCGATTGTTTTCACTTCACCCTCTTTTGAGTCTAATGACTTCGGGGCTGAGTTCTGCAATTTCTCCAATAGTCCACCGCTTGAATCTTCTTTCGGTGTAAAATTGGCTTTTAATTCTTTTGCGTTTACGATCAAGCGCTTCATAGCGTTATCAATAGACACATTCTCAATGATAAGCTGATCCACTAGATCCTCTTGACCTGGGAATGATAAAGCTTTAATTTCGTCTCGGCGCGTATTCTCTGCTGCTAGTGCTGCGCTGACCGCTTCCTCAAGATCGCTCTCTGTATAGAGTGCTTTTTCTTCCTCTTCTGGCTCCATGGCAAGCTCTTCAACTTCTACCATTTCCTCAGTTTCCACTTCAAGCTCTTCGTCTTGGATTTCATCTTCTGCTGTTGGTTCCTCCATGGCAGCCTTAACCTCGTCCAGTGGAGTCTCATCTAGCACGATGTCGCCAGCTTCTATTTGTTCAGCAACTTCATTGTGAATTATTTCTTGCTCTGTTTTCATTTTCTTCAACTCCATCGGAATATTATTAAAAATATATTTTGTTTTATCAAGATTTGCCACTACTTTTATTGATTCTTGTTTACTGGTTGCAAATCCCATCTCAATAGCTTGATCGGCATTAAGCCATGTTTCGCTGTCCATCATCGCCTGAATTTGTCCACGATCTAAGTCTGTGGCCCTCTCGTAAATTCCCAGCAACTGATCACGAATGCCATCAAGTAAATCGGCCTGCTTTCTAAAATCTTGGCTTTCACCCATCATCCCACCCCAAGGATTGTGAACCATTAAAAATGAACCTTCATTCATAATCAGCTCATCACCTGCTAGGGCAATAATGGATGCAATGGATGCAGCTATGCCATCCACAATGATTGTAATATTACCATTGTAATTTTTTAAAAAGTTAAAAATAGAAATGCCATCGAATACATCACCACCTCCGCTGTTTATGCGGATCTCAATGTCTTCACCATTTGCAATTTCAAGCTCTCTGGCTATCATTTCGGGAGTGATCCCCATGGCGCCAATCTCGTCAAATAACAATATTGTTTTCATAGTTCTAAACCTTTAAACTTGGCAGAGATCTCTTCATTTTCTGCATCATCTTCTTCCAATTTTTGCACCTGTTCCTCAAGCTCCAAAACATCTTGAGCCTGTAAGGATGGCATTAAGATTTCAATCGGCACGCCTTCACTCTCACTGAGGGCAATGGCTGCTTTGTACTCGTTCACTTTTTCCAATAAAATAGCGTTATAGTTATCACCTTTTTGAGCTAATAACCTGCTGCTAGTTGTTAAATTGTTTCCAATTCTTTCGCTTTCAGCTTTTGAGTTCTTACCTGGATCTGCATCCACATAATTTTGAGATCCTATAAATTCTAATATAATATTTTCTGGCTGCAAATCCTCAACTCCAAAACCTTTGAGATGGGCCTCGATTTGGATCCACTTGTTAATCTCTTGAAATACTTTAATGAGTTCATTTGTCCAGAATTGAGACAATCGGAAAAATGAGTCAAAGGCCAATTTTCCACCACTGAAATTTATGTTAGATAAATCTTTGAATAAAATTTCGTATGGGATGCCTACTCCTGCGCTCACTAGCTTCTGCGCCCTTAAAATCAAGGCATCTCTATCAATGTCGCCACTTGAGTTAATAACCTGGGCAGATGTCCCCTCTGGCGCCGTCATAATGGCCCCATCTGGCAATGATCCAATGATCTGCGCATGTCCTTGGTTATCGGTGGCCTCAATCAAGCTGCCCTCTGAATCAACTGCACCTAAACCAGAATAAGCCTCGTTTGGGGTCGGAGTGTTTAGTATAACTGATAGGTGCGCTTTGTTTCTTGATCCTTGTATAGCTGTTACAATTAGATCGTCCAAGTCTTTTATGGCAGTAAATACTGGCGTGAGTATAGACAAGCCTCTAGTCTGTTCTGATGCCATCCCTGCTGGTCTGCGAATTAAAATAGCATTTAAGCGGCCTGTGTTTCTATCGTATTTTTCCAAATAGTCAAAATTCCTAGCATCTCTCACCCCTACACCCTGGACTCGATCGTTATCCATTTTCTGAATATAATAACCGACCTCAACACCATCACGAAAAGCCACTCCAAACTTCACAATGTTTCCAAATTGATCTTTTTCGTCTTGGTAATCGTAGGGAGTTAGTACTCTGGCGCCGCTTGTTAGTTCTAAGCGCATTGAGATGGCATCGTTACCAATGCTCGGATCTATTGGAGTGGTTAATAACACATCACCAGTAGCGGCTATATTGCTCACAATGTCTCTAAATACTTGATTAAAAGTCTTTGTTCCTGCTAGATCAACTCGACCAAAAGACCAGGACTCCCAAACGCTCATAGCTGTTTGATTTCCTGCGTTCGGTGTCAAGCCAGAGCCTGCTACATAATCCTCAAGCGCTTGAACTACTGATTTGGCCACTGGACTATTGCGAACCAAATCCATGCAATTATCTATTATAGTATAGTAATCGCTTTTAAGTAGCTTATCCTCACCCATTCGAGCCTGTGGGATATTATACTCTAATATACTTGTGGTTCCTGCTGAGTAGGCTTGAGTTGTCATCGTCTAAAACTACTTTTTCTAATATATACGGGCCGATGCACTGGAATGCTGGCTGCATCTTCTTCGGCTTGCGCCTTGCTTTCTGCCATTTCCAGAAACTTCATCATATCCTCTAAACTATGAAAGGATGTAGATAGACCATCAAGATCTGTAACAGACTGAACATTGAGCTGCCCCGTCTCTGTCGTCTTCTGTATTGCTGCGCCAATTTCGGCAGCCAGCTCTGTCCAATTTGTAGCCATGTATAAAAAATAAGTTATTTTATAAAAATATGTATTTTTTTATCTTCTGCGGATTGTTCCCCTTACATTTGGATTATGTTCTGGAATTCTGTTAATGATTGCCTCCGCTTTTTTTATTGGCTCTCTCAATTTATCTAAGTCGATTGTGTAACCTCTGACTAGCCCATAAATAGTCGCATCTCTATAATCATTTTTTGACGTTCGGCTTTTCTTTTCCCAGACCTCGACCTGTAAACCTTGCGAATTTTTACGGAGCTTTTTAACTTCGCCATTAAGGTGATCCAAATATCTGCCATGAAAGTCAAAAGGTAAATTGAAACTTCCTGCCGAGTCGGCTGGGCGTTCTAGTGCTGTCTGCATTACGTCCTGCCAATGATACGAGTTTAATGTGTATAGTTTAACTCCATGCGCTTGCCTTCCCATTTTTTTAGCTGGGTCGGCTGGGTTAATAACCCAAGGGCGATTGAGGGGGTGCCTGCCTTTTACTGGGATCCACAGCGGATTCCTGCGGCAAAAGTCATAAACTAAATTGGCTCGATAACCAGAATCCATGGCGCCAGCTACAAATTGAGGACGTAAACCAGTCCCAAGATATCTAAACCTGCTAATATCATCAAGTAGGTGGCCAATACCTCTCTCTACTTTTTCCCAATCTCGGTTATCCCATGATATTTCTTGCTCATAAATCTGATAAGTTTTGTTATCTGGCGCCCATCCAATCACAACACAATAAACTCTGTCTGTTCCTACATCTATTCCGATGGTTATGCTCTTAACATCCTCTGGGATCTCTTTGCGATTATATTTTTCAAGGGCCAGCTCTGTCTGTTCTATGTCCCCACCTAGCGCATCCAGGTCTGTCGGCTTGGCACATTCTGAGTTATAAAAATCCTTAAATGAGTTTGTCCCCTCTTCTTTTGCTTTTACTCTCTTTGCTGCTATCGAACTAAAATCATTGTGAATAGTGTTCCAAGATGCTTTGTGAAATCCCACATAGGTGCATGGTAAATCGGGATCCAGGTCTTTCCATCTTTGTGTTACCACCATCTGCTCATGGCTCTCGTCTCGTATCTCGCATCCGTTACTAGGGCAAATAGCAAAGCCTAGCCCCTTAGCCTCAATCTCTCTATAATCGGCGCCCTCTTCGGCGCTGATGCACTCCTCAGTAAATTCGCTCCACTCTTTGCAGTGAGGGCATTGCATTTCTATTGCGTACCTTTTAGAATTATTATAGTAATCTTGGATCCCTCCATTGCCTTCCAATAATTTTGGAGTGGATGCTAGTATCAACTTAAAGTTTGGCTTTGTTCTGCCCCTTGACCTGGCCAATTGAATCGGATTAACGTCCTGCGGCTTGATTTCGTCTATCTCATCAAAGACAACAAAGTCGGCTGGCATCTCTGCCAATGATGAGGGAGAGGTAGCCAGTCCCCAAGCCACTCGATTGGTTCCAAAACTTGAGAACTCTTTGCCCCCTTTTTTTGGTTCATAGTTCATGATCTTAGACTTTTCCCAAATATTGCTCATCCGTACCTGTAAGCGCTTGATCAGTCGCTCGTCTGGAGGTACGAACATCCCGTTAACTTTACGATCTGCAATAAACCAAGAGATAGCGCATATTTCAAATAATGTTTTTGAAGACTGGGAGCCAAATTGTAAATAGATCTCTTTAACATCTGGGTTTTTTAATTGCTCAAAAATAAACTGCATCTCTGGGGCAAAATCCCAATTAGGCGCACTGATTGAAAAGAAGCCCTCGCCATCTGGCAGAACAATGTTTTTTTCTGTCCACTTTGTTATTAGCTCATCAGTCTCTCGCTTGAATAATGGGATGAGCTGCGATCTTAACAAATCCTCAAAGCCAGTGTTCACCATTTCAAGGTGAATGGCCTCGCTCTCCTGTTTTCTTCTTGCTCTTTGGTCTACCTCATAGCACGCTGCACATCGGCCTGCTTTTTTTACTGGCTTGCCACATCTACAAAATTCTAACATTCAAAACCCCACATAGATGTCGGTGATATTATGGTCATTTATATAAATTTCTCGTTTATTGTAATAATCTAAAGTTAGCTCTAAACATGATCCATGAAATATATAAGTAAATATCACCTAAATCCCCTCGTTTATAAATTCCACAAAGCTCGCTTTTAGCTCATCAAATTCCATAATCATTTTTTTTCTAATCTCTGACTTTGTTCTCTTGTGTAATTGTGGGGTCAATTTATCGGGTACATTGTTTAAACGATCAACAAATCTCTGGCATAAATTCACCATTTTATTGGTTGCCATTTCTTTCTCCACAAGTGAACTCTGAGCCACTGCGTTTAATCTTTCCTGTTTTTTAGCTTGTGCCGTTCTCGCTCGAATCATGGCCTTAATGTTTTCATCATTAAGCTCGTCTGTATTCATGTTCTCAAGATCTGGCAGACCATCATCAAATCCGAGTTCAATCTCATCAAGAAGCTCGTCTCTGCTTTTCTTCGGTAATTTCTTGGTGGGTTTCTTCGTTGCTGCTTTCTTTATCTTGGCGCCGATTGCTTTTTTCTTAGCTGCTTTTTTCTTTGTTGTACCCTTCGGCCTGCCTCTGCCTCGTTTTATTGTTGGTTCTTCCATTTATACACCTTTAAAATATGCCAGTGCCCTGGACAAATTCCTTCTTTGGGTCGGGGTGCTATCACCTGTCAATAGTCTGATCTCATCCTCTGTAATGTTCATAAATTCCCAATGGTCTTTTGCTAGTTTATATAATACTTCTTTAGCTGTGTAAAATCTTTTATCACTCTGTTTCTCGATTTTCTTCGGGTTCGTCATTCTCTACCGCTTCCTTCTCTTCATTTATTAATTCCCATTCCCCTGCAAAATTCATCACATAAAATTGCCCATCTGAGAAACTGATTTCCATTTTGTTAGTCCTTTTTATTTTTAAAAATATTAAGAATGTCAATAATTGTCATGTCAAAATCTGTTCACATTTTTGTAAACTTATTAACATTGGCTGAGATTGTTATACGCAAGTCACTTCGTGTCTTACACATTTTTTATCGAAAGGCGGAGTTC